ATGCCACCCGATCACGCTGCTCGCGTGTATTGTGAAGGGCGAAAGATACCGTGCCCAGAACGGTTCTATTTTTGCGAAGGGTTTGGAGACTGGGTGCGTGGCATTGACCCTACATATACCACCGTCCCCAATGACGAGCGTATCGTCATCCCGTTCTTTAACAAGAGCGGTGAACTGTTGGGAGTACAAGGGCGAGCCGTTGGAGGCTCAAAGAACGCCATACGGTACATTACTGTGAAATTTGTCAAGGACGGCAGAATGTTTTTCGGAGGCGATACTGTTGACTACTCACAACGAGTTTACGCTACTGAAGGTCCGATTGACTCTGTATTTTTGGATAACGGCATTGCTTTCGCTGGCAGTGAGTTGGGAGATGTGGTTAAGCGTTTCAATGATGTGGTTGTTGTTTTGGACAACGAGCCTCGTAACCGAGAAATTGTGCAAGCCACGCGAGAAGCCATTGAAGCGGGCTACACGGTATGTGTTTGGGGCACTGGAGTACTAGAAAAAGATATTAATGACATGGTGCTTTCAGGCAAGTCTCCACAAGAACTGCAAGCAGACATTGATAGATACTCGTGTAGTGGTATGGAAGCGCGACTGAAATGGAGCCAATGGAAAAGGATTTAATATGGAAGAAGAACACGAAGACGGTCACAGTTTCAAGCACCCAGTAGTGGCTTACGCTTTTGCAATTGTTGAGTACCTGAAGAACACCAATCCTGAACTGTACAAGCGAGCGGTTGAGTACGCTGAAGACCTGACAGGTGTTGAACTTGAAGGGTTTGAGTTGGAAGAAGTGGGTGGCGAAGACATCAGCGAAAACAACCACGAAATCACCGACGAAGACATGACTGACGGCTGGTTTGGAGACACCGATGAAACCGAGTAAAACCTTTTACTCTGTGCTGAACTGTGGTCATGTGGAATATGTGGATCACATGGGTAGTGATCTTACTGTTGTGAACGCTGCCCGTGTGTCTTTCAACAAAGAGAGTGATTGGGGAGTAGACGAAGCCGCAAAAAAGAGACTAACCGATAGTGGTTCTAGATTTGACGAAAACGAACTGCGTGTGTTGCCTCAAAAGGATGAGCGGCTGATTGCGTATTTGGCTAAACACAAGCACTGGACTCCCTTTGCCCATCCACAGATCACCCTAAGGATCAAGGCTCCCATCTTTGTGCGTACACAACTGTTCAAGCATAAGGTGGGATTCACCGAGAACGAAGTGTCTCGTCGCTATGTCACAGACGAACCGCAGTTTTACACCCCCGACTGGCGAGCCGCTCCCACCGATGGAGCCAAACAAGGCAGCAGCGATTTCATGGACGGTACAGACGCTTACGAACTAGACAAAATGTACAATCGTGTAGTGCTAGACGCATTGGATGTGTACAATCGTCTGCTAGCCGAAGGTGTTGCTCCCGAGCAGGCACGATCTATTCTGCCACAGGGTACATACACAGAATGGTGGTGGACAGGTTCGCTGTCTGCCTACGCACGGGTCTACGCACAACGGGTTGACGCACACGCCCAATGGGAAGTGCAGCAGTACGCCCAAGCAATTTCTAAAATTATTGCTCCTCTGTTTCCCCACTCGTGGAAGGCTCTGACCACACTCCCTACATAATACGATGGAACAGTTCAAGCGATTCTCACAACCAAAAGACTCGCAAGAGCCACAGAAGCCTCTACCGTTTTCGGAGGGGCGTTATGGCTTTGGTTCACAGTTTACCCTGACCCATCGTGTCAAGGGAACCAATTACAGTATTGGTGATCGGTTTACATATATTTCACAAACCGAAGCGGTTGCACACGATCCGTATATTTTGAAGATTGGTGACGGTATTGGCGAACACTGCTTTATTGATCCCAACGGTCGTGCTGTGGTGCTGTCTGCTGATTTGGGTGTGGTAAACACCTTGTTTGAGTGGGTGGAACCGCTGCCAAAAACTGTAGTGATTACTGAAGGGGAGGAGTTTGTGCCTCCACCGCCCACACCTGTGTACATTACGGAATCCCAGTTCAAAGAATTCCGCAAGGGTTTGGCTACTGTACTGTCTGAAATTGCGGCTATTGTGCCCAAGGTTGGACAACAGGGGTTACGGGGCGAGCGTGGTGAAAGGGGCGAACAAGGCGAGCGTGGAGAAAGTGGATATACAGGTTGGCCCGGCGACAAGGGTGAACAGGGCGTTCAAGGCGAAAAAGGTGAAAAAGGAGATAAAGGCGATGCAGGCGAAAAAGGTGAAAACGGCGAAAAGGGTGAAACAGGTCAGCAAGGCCCAAAGGGCGAGCGTGGCGAAAAGGGTGAAACAGGTGAGAAAGGCTCTAGCGGAGATCGTGGAGAAGTTGGGCCTCGTGGTGAGCAAGGGGAGAAAGGTGATAAAGGCGATAGAGGCGAGGCTGGATTACGAGGTCAAGACGGCAAAGACGGAAAAGACGGCAAAGACGGTGCGGAAGGTAAAGCGGGAAGAGTGGGGGAGAAGGGACTAAAGGGAGATAAGGGTGATCGTGGCGAGCGTGGTGAGAAGGGTGACAAGGGTGATGTTGGTGACAGCGGACTGCTGACTGCCAAGTTCCCGCTTGTTTACGATGCCCAAGAAAAATCTGTTAGTATTGACGAAGCCCGATTAGATAAAATCCTGAAGAAGATTCTTGGCGGTGGCAAGGTGTCTCCACAAGACATGGGCTGGCTTGCGTCCACAGGCGGTGGTGGCAAGGTGGCTGTATACAACAACGGCTCCAAGATTACACCTGATGTTCGCACACTGGACTTTACAGGTGCAGGAGTCACCGCTAGCAAGGTTGGCGGCAAAGTCACGGTCAATTTTACAAGCACGGGCGGTGGAAGCAGCGGCGGTGTTGCAACAGTAAATGGATTGAGTGGAGCGGTTGGTATTACTGGTGGAACCGATATATCTGTTGTTCCCACAGGGCAGACACTCACAATTAACTACACTGGTTCAAGTGTTTCTAATGCGGTTAATTCTTTTAACGGACTTACAGGAGCAGTACAGGGTGTATCTTCAGCCAACGGACTCACAGGTGCAGTATCGTTCCGTGCAGGCGCGGGAATAACACTTTCCACAAGCGGAGGTGGCATTTCTTTTGGAATTCATTACGGAGCAACAGGTGCGGGTGCACCTTTCAGTATTGCTTCTCCTACCAATCTTGATAAATTCTTGTTTCAGGACAATGAAACAGGACAAATGCAAATAGTATCGTACTCAACTATTTTAACAAAGGCTGCTCAAGTAGGAGAGGTTTTGTCAACCTCTTCTACATACACCCAAAGCAACACCAACTTTGTGGTTCAAAACGCTTCAAGTGGGGTAACTCAAATGGTTTCTGCTAACAATGTATTTTCAAGTATTGATGGTGGTATTTACGACGATGAAGTGCCGCTATAATAAATACCATAACAGGGATATCCAATGGCAGTAAAGATAAGCATAGCAAAAGGCACTTCTAACCCCACATCGTCCACAGGACTAACACTGGGCGAGCCTGCTTTTAATTACTCCAACAATACTCTATGGATGGGCAAAGGCAGCGGAGTAACTCCAATTTGGTTGGGTGCAGGCATTTGCGGTGCATCGGGTGGTATTGCCGCAGGACTTACCTATCAGATTCCCACACTTGGTGCAGTTAAAGACTATGTGACTGCTGTTGGTGGTGGAGGTGGTGTTGGTCCAACCGGAGCAACAGGTTCTACAGGAGCAACAGGTGCAACTGGCCCTCAAGGTGCTACAGGTATTCAAGGCTCAACAGGTGCAACTGGCCCTCAAGGTGCAACTGGTCCTGTTGGTGATTATGTAATATCGTTCAACGGACTCACAGGTGCAGTCACGGGTGCTTCTCTTGGTGCAAACACCTTTACCGCTCTAAACACTTTCAATGCAGGTATCTCTTCAGCAGGCGGAACATTCTCGTCTCTGACCCGTTTCACCGCAGGCATCTCTTCAGCAGGCGGAACATTCTCGTCTCTGACCCGTTTCACCGCAGGAATTACTGCATCCACTCTGTATGTGTCAGGTGGTGCAACATTCGCAGGTGCATTATCGGCAGTAGATGTTTACGCTACATCAGTTTATGTAAGTGGGGGAATATATCCACAAACACTAGGTACTAGTCTTAATTTGAATGTTGGTGCTAGTACAATAACCACTATTGGTGATGTAAGTAATCTCGGTAGCGAAACATATGTTCAAGTTGATGACTCTACTGGAACAATCACACTAAATGCTCCTGCGAGTGGTATAAACCAAAACGGCGGTTTCATTAATCAAGTATCGGCTCCATCGTTTGCAGACACCTATTCGTTTGTTCAAACTTATAGAACCACCACAACGGCTACCACAGCCAACCAAACTATTGCCACGATTGATTCGGTTTACGACAATGGTGTAATACCACCAGAAATGCGCTATCCTGCGTTTGAGGTCACAATTTCTGCTCGTGATACCGTGTTGAACAAAACTGAAATGTTGAAGATGTTGGTGGTGCAGGACGGAACCAATACCGTAAACACGCAATACGGCTTGATTCGCACAGGAGCAACCGGCCCTGTTTCGTCTTACAGTACAACTTTGAGTGGTACACCAAGAAACTTGTTGATTCGTGCCACTCCTCTTTCCACCAACAGCACCGTATTCACAACCACCGTGCGTGCTCAATTAAACGGGTAATGACTAGGAGGTAAAATGCCAGATACAAACCAACCATTCGTAGGAATTTTGGGTCTAGCGGTAGGTGTTACTGCAACCACAGTTATTAGTGAGAATGGAACGATTCCTGTAGCGGTTACATCATTCAATGGACTAACTGGAGCGGTTACTGGTGTTGGAAGATTTAATGGTGTTACAGGAGATGTAAAGCGATACGGATTTTCTGATACCAATCACGAAACTCGTTCGGGTAGCACTGCCCAAAGCGATTTTATTGCTTTCAATGATTTTATAGCCAACAACTTTTCTTCGTCTATTCCAAACGGTGGATGGCTTGCCGCAAACGCAAACGGTGGTTCTCTTACTATTTCTACCGCACACACTACAAGTTACGGATTCGATAAATGTAACGGTGTTATTGGATTTATTACAGGTACAACAAACAATACTACTGGTTACGCTGGTTGCCTGCTTCAAGCCAATTTAATTCCCGGAATTCCAACCCCATCCGCTGGTTATGTGACCAAGTACGAACACGAATGCAGATTTATGACTGATACTGATGTAACATCACAAGACACAAAAACACGAATTGGGTTTGCAGACACATGGACAAATACTATTGCGGGAGATGGTGTATATTTTGAAAGAACATACGATGCACTCAACCTCCCAACCGAAACTACATTTAAAGTGGTATTCCGAAATGGTGGTGCAGAAGAAAGAATTGATACAGGGGTAACATTTGCTGCTAGCACAATCTACAGAACATATCTCTGTGTTGAACGAGATACTGCTGGCACAGTCACTACCACATGGGAAATACTAAACGACACCACGAGTGTAACATCTGGTGGAACTGCTGCTCCCACTACGACTGCAAGACTTCCGTTGCCAAGCACTGATTACATTAATCCCGGACTCATTATACAAAAAACAGGAACAGTTACAACCGCAACAAGTCGGATTATACGAGTAGATTATATTGGAACTCGCATACAAAGACCACTAAACAGAAGTATGAAATTGTTTGGTTAAAAGGATAACATATGGCAAACCCAAGACCACTCTCCATAGTAAAAGTTAAATCAAATATGCTCAACGATTTCAGAGTGGAGTCTTTTGGACTCCGACCCGAAGACCGTTTTGTTTATCTTGGAGAAATTGCACAAGATCCTACGCGATGTATAGTGGAAGGAATCTATTGCGGAAAAAGAGTTCCGTATTTGTTTGTTGACATGTTTGAAGAAGTTGATCCAACAGATTTTTGATTTATAACTAAAAATTCAAAACTATATTTCATTGCCCGTGAACCTCGTGGTAGGGGCTACATACTCTACCAACCCTAACAATGGAGGCAAGTATGAGTAAGAGTCTTCCCACTCAATATCAGTCGTTTATTCACCTTTCACGATATTCTCGTTGGCTTGAAAGCGAAGGCAGACGAGAAACATGGGAAGAAACGGTTGCTCGTTATTTCCGTTTCTTTGACGAGCATTGGGAAGAGAAGGGCGTAAAGATTCCCAAGTCTGTTCGTGAAGAATTGGAATCCGCTATCCTGAATCAAGAAATCATGCCGTCCATGCGTTCGCTAATGACCGCAGGCGAAGCACTAAAGCGTGACAACACCGCAGGCTACAACTGCTCGTATGTGGCAGTAAACAAGGTGCGTGCGTTTGATGAAATCCTGTATGTGCTTATGTGCGGCACAGGCGTGGGCTTCTCTGTAGAGCGGCAGTATGTGGAGAAACTACCCACTATTGCAGAGCAGTTCAGCAGTAGCGATACCGTTATCGTGGTGAAGGACTCCAAAGAAGGATGGGCAAAGTCGTATCGTGAACTGGTTTCACTCCTGATTGGTGGGCAGATTCCGTCGTGGGATACCAGTAAGATTCGCCCCGCTGGTGCAAGACTAAAAACATTTGGCGGTCGTGCAAGCGGTCCTCGCCCACTTGAAGAACTGTTCAGTTTCACTGTTGATACTTTCAAGCGAGCAGCAGGACGCAAACTCACCTCAATGGAATGCCATGACATTATTTGCAAGGTAGCAGAAGTGGTTGTGGTGGGTGGTGTGCGTCGTTCTGCACTCATCTCTCTGTCCAATCTGACAGACGAGCGTATGCGTAACGCCAAGAGCGGTGCGTGGTGGAACGAGAACCCACAGCGTGCACTGGCTAACAACAGCGTGGCGTACAAGGAGAAGCCCGAGATTGGCACATTCATGGAAGAGTGGCTGTCTCTGTACAACAGCAAGAGCGGTGAGCGTGGCATCTTTAACCGTGAGGCTGCACAAAAGACTGTGGAAAAGTTGGGTGAGCGTCGTGATGCCACCTACGAGTTCGGCACTAATCCGTGTTCTGAAATCATTCTGCGTGACAAGCAGTTCTGCAATCTGTCTGAAGTAATTGTTCGCAAGGACGATACAGAAGAAACCTTGAAGCGTAAGGTACGGCTTGCTGCCATTCTTGGCACATGGCAGGCTAGTCTTACCCATTTCCCGTACCTGTCTAGTGATTGGAAGAAGAACTGTGAAGAGGAAGCACTGCTTGGTGTGTCACTCACAGGTATTCTTGACAACGCCATGATGCGTGACAACACCGAAAACTTGCAGCACATTCTTGAGTCGCTTCGTGACCATGCCGTGGCTACCAACAAGGAGTGGGCAAAGCGGATTGGCATCAATCCCGCAGCGGCTATTACTTGTGTCAAGCCCAGCGGAACCGTATCGCAGTTGACTGATTCTGCAAGCGGCATCCACGCTCGTCACAACGAGTACTACATTCGCACCGTTCGTGCGGATCGCAAAGACCCCCTGTGTCAGTTTATGATTGACAAGGGCTTCCCACACGAAGTGTGCAATATGCGTCCCGACCACACAATGGTGTTCTCGTTCCCCATGAAGGCTGTGGGTTCTGTGACCCGCAACCACATGACGGCTATTCAGCACTTGGAGTTGTGGTTGGCGTATCAGCGGCACTGGTGCGAACATAAGCCCAGTATTACTGTTACTGTGCGTGAGCACGAGTGGATGGAGGTGGGTGCGTGGGTGTATAAGCACTTTGATGAGATCAGCGGTATTAGTTTCCTTCCAATGGATTTGGGAACCTATAAGCAAGCACCATATCAAGACTGCACCAAAGAACAATATGAAGCACATCTTTCAAAGATGCCAAAGGATGTTGATTGGTCTGAACTTATAAATTACGAAAAGACTGACAACACTTCGGGAACACAGAGTCTAGCGTGTTCGGCAGGAGCCTGTGAACTGGTTGATATTGCAGAAAATATCAATAATATTCCCACATTGAGATAAGCATAAATAAACTTCGCAGGCTTGTGCCCCGCAGGAGATAGCATCTCCCGCCCGACAACCCCCGTAACAGGGGGTTGTTTCTTTATAAATACAGGACAAGGAGAAATTATCATGTCCCGATTCAATACCAATGCCTTCCGTTCGCTCAACGAGAGCATTGCTCGCGTCCAAAACCCACAAGCCGCTCTGGACGAGGCAATGGAGTACACTGCTCTGTTGGAGGAAGTGCTGCTGTCCCTGTGCGAAGAACTGGGTCTTGATCCCGATGCTCTACTGGAAGATGTGCAGACTTTTGAGCGTAAAAGAGAAACCCAAGCAGAGACTCGGAGACTACAACGACAACGCGATGCCGCCGACACTCGTACTGCGGCAGGCGATAAACAGGAGAGAAGTGCATCCGCAAAGTTACGCCACCGCTACAAACGCGATATGAAAGAACTCGCTAGCAAACAACTCTACGCCAAAGGTGGCAAGGTGGTTCGCAAGGGTACGAAAAAGTACAATCGAGAAATGGAACGATCCAAGAAGCAAACAGCAGCCCATGAAAAGGCAACGCAGAAAAAATTCGATGCAGAACAGGCTCGTCGTAGACGGAATAACCCTAATTGGAAGTTAGAGGATCGTGCGTCGGGTGGTGGCTACGGTAATGTCGCGTCCTATCTTAAAGCAACAACGCCAAAAGGACCAGATCCGAACAAAGGATATGCTGGTTGGTGGTAATTGTGATTGAAACGAAGTATTAGGTTCGTGTACACAAACCAAACCCCCGCAAGGGGGTTTTTCTTTTAGCACAAACCTTCAAGAAATTCTAACATTTTTGTATTGGTGGGTGGGCTAGATATTTGTATGCAGAGAGGCTATGTTCCATCTCTTCTGCTGACCCTCTCACTACTCTTCGGGGCATGTGACGAGGCATCGGTGTCGGTATACGACACACCACAGGAAAAAACTCCAGTAGGGATTCCCGCTACACACCTTCCGTGGTTCATGGGCGGCTTTTCCCTACTGGACGAGCAAACAGAGGAATTGGCGGTTGGTATGCTTGCCACAGCCGATGGCTCTGAAATTGGTAGTGCAGTACTTATTGCACCCAATGTTTTTATTACCGCAGGGCATTGCATGGAAGACGGTGACGCTGACCTGTTCGTGGTGGGGTGCGAATCGTACAAGATTGTGGACTACCGTATGCACCCCAAATACAAAATTGGGGATCGACTGTTCCAAGACGCAGCAGTTGGGCTGCTTGAGCGTAACTGCCCTGTTACTCCTGTTCCCATCATGGGCAAGAGTAACCGATACATTCAAGGCGAGTCGCTTACTCTGATTGGTTTTGGTGGGGGCTACAAACGCCGTAGCAATCCTGATGTGTTTTGGTACTACGGAACCCTGATTGAAGAACCCACAGTATTCAAAATGCTGCCAATCAATGGAACCCTGTATTTTGGCGATTCAGGCGGCGCAGTCCTGAACAGCAGGGGCGTGCTGGTTGGAATCATTTCCTCACTAGCCACCAAAGACTCTACCATATATGAAAACTCCGCTACTCGGGTAGACCTTGTAGCGGAGTGGGTGCGAGCAGTGGTTCTAGAGATGTCAGGAAATCCGCTATGAACAGATTTCAAAAGGTTCTAGTTTGTGCTTGCAGTTTTTGTTTGGGCTTGCTGATTGCCCGTGCGATGGGGTTTTAGTCCCCTTCGTCTAGCACATCAGTCACAGGCACAGGCTGTGCTGCTGCCTTGGCTGCGTCCAACTGCTTCTGTAGTTCAGCCTTTTCCTTGTTGGCAATCTCTAGTTTGGCTTCGGCTAGAATCACGCTGCTAGTCAGAGCGTGTACCTTCTTTTCCAACAGAGGGATCAGCACGGTTTCATTGTAATTTTCTGCATTGTTTTCTGGAATCATTATTGAATCCTCCTTTCCCATATTTAGTCAGGTTCCCTAAATACTGTTATGGTTATAGCAGGAATTGATTATTCTCTTTGTGGTCCCGCCGTCTGTTTGTACAACAATCCAGACGATTCGCTGCCGTGGGATCACACCAAGTGTTCATTTTATTTCCTGACCGAAAACAAAAAACAATCAGAAATTCGCACCCTGAATATTTACGGCGAGCGGCTGTCTGATTGGAACTCCGATCAGGAACGCTACGAGAGCATTGCAGATTGGGCTATTGACATTGTAATGGGTTGCTCCCATGTGGCACTTGAGGGATATGCGTATTCTGCAAGTGGGCGAGTATTTCATATTGCAGAAAACACAGGCATCCTGAAATACAAACTGTACCATCTAGGGGTTCCTGTCACGATTATTCCACCCACCGAAGTTAAGAAATTTGCATCAGGCAAGGGCAACGCAGACAAGACCCAAATGTACGATTCGTTTGTGTGGGAAACAGGAATGCACCTGAAAGCAGTACTAGCACCCAATCGTAAAGAGATTGGTAGCCCTGTTTCAGATATTGTGGACTCGTACTATATCTGCAAGAAGATGTACGAAAACATCCGCGCTGCGAATCCCGATGGGGATTAAGGCTTGGGTGTGTTGTCGTACTTCTTGATGGTGTCAATGTCTTCGTTTTCAAGAGCATTGATGGACGGGCGAACCCATTCCTTCCACGCCCAAGCAAACGCAATCAGCACGATGGGCAAATACCATAGCACCCATCCCCAAGAGTTTCCGCTGTCACCACGCTGAATTTCGTGATCCAATCGCTTCATAATCACGCTGTCGCCACTGGAATCAGGAACGATTTGTGGAACGGTGTTGCAGGCAGTCAGCAGTAGTCCAAGCAGAATTGTGTATACGGCTTTCATGGTGTACTCCTTATGACTTGTTGGACGCAGCAGCAGAACCGAAATAGAATCCTACGATGCTTAACAAGATTTGACGGTTTTCAGAGGTGAACAGGTAGCCGTTGATTTCCACGAAAAACTTCTTGGTGCTTTGTGGAATCAGCCCAAACAGCCCTTCAGGAGTGGTTGCGTCTACTTCCACAAAAGTGGGCAGACCAAAGAACGGCAGGATGAACGGAGCCAAGAAAGTGCCGAACAGTATGGACAGCACGATTACTTGACGAACGCCACGCCCCACATCGTAGGGAACACGCTCTGCGGCTTTGTCTTGGTTACTGGTGGTCTGCGCGTTTGCAGCCATCATTTGTTGGAACAGTTCTTTTTGGTCTTGCGACTTTTGTGCCATGTAGCGGAACAGGAATCCTGCTGCACCGCCGCCAACCAACGAAAGTAGTTCAGGTGTAAACATATTCACTTCCTTTCTAAATCAGTGTTTTCAATCACCTTATTATTTATGAGTTTAGCGGTCTTCCTCTTTAAAATATTAAACCGCTTCTTGGGAGATACGGGAGGAATATCGCTGCCTGTGCCTGCAATACGATCTGCCCCTGTTATATTTGTGGGAGCGGAGGTGGGCAAGCCACCGTCCTGTTCCATGAACTGTGCAAACCGTTTGAGTCGCTTCATAATCGCTCCTATAGGCTCCGTAGAGCCTCTGCAAGCCTTCCGTCCACGGGAATGGTATCCAAGCGTATGCTTTCAAGCACCATGCCCTCTCCTATGTAGTTTAAATATAGAAGTGCGGTTTTCAGGGGTGGGTACAGATTGGGTTCCAATTTAAATAATAGCATTCGTGCTGCACCACGAGGCCCAAACACATTTCCTAAAATAGTCAAGTGATTCAGGAGCAGGATGGGGCGAATCTTGCCGCTGCGGTTGTATTTTTTAAGAAGACGCTTTACATATTTTATACGATTCAGGTCTTCTGTGAATTCAGTCATGCCATTACACTGGGGGTTGGTGTATTGCCCCATAGCGTAAAGCATGAAATTGTCCCGATTCAGAGTCTTGAAATCCATGACGAATAGGTTTACCGTTTATTTCTTCAGGGCTTGCTTTTTCTTGAACTTGTTCTGCTTTTCTTTGGGTGTCAAGTCCACATCGGAAACATTTGAACCGGGCACAGGTGATTGGAGTTCAACTCCCTGATCTATAAAGATGTCCTCAAACACTAGTGGTTTGGACGGACGCAGACGGATGTATTCCCAAAAACCTTTCACTTGCCCTCGTACTTGGCTATTGGGCGAGCAGCACCCATCTTCTTGCCGTCCTGTACCTTTTGGGTCAGGATGCTCTTCTTGGGTCTGCTGCGAACCGCATCACGGTTTGCCATTAGTCTGTCCAAACGAGGAGTCCATGTTTTCATTTTCGCCTCGTTTACACCCTTCTTTTTGGTGTCGCGCAGCACATGGGGCATGGTGTAGTCAACAGACTTCTCTACAGTCTTCTTGCCACCTGCTCCGATTGAAGCAACCTCGTAGCCAATTTTCTTGTTGGGGTTTAGACCAATCTTAATCATGGGCTTCTTGGCTTCGCTCATAGCCTTCTTCTTGGCACGAAGCATGGCAAAGTCTTGTGAGTCAAGACGCTTGTTCTTGTTCAGGTCTAGTTTCTTCTGACCGCCAATGAGTGCTTCCTTTACGGTATTTTTGGCACGACGAATTTCGTACTTCTTGTGGAGTGCTTCTAGTTCACGCCCCTTGTCAAATTTGCCTGCTGCAACTCGCTTGGCTTTGTTGGCTTCTACCTTTTCACGCTGCTTGTAGTACGCATCACCCATTTGCTTTTTGCGCTCGGGATTCAGAACACCACGAGCACCGACTCGTGCACGGTCGTATGCGTATCCCATACGAGCCAGTTTGGCTGCGCCTGCTTCGTCAATCTGCTCGGTTTCTTCTTTTACCGAATTCTTCTTTGCTGCTTTTCGCTGTGCCCATTTGTCAAGTGCGTGCCATGCTCGTTTTTCTGCACCTTTTGTTTGACCTGTTTTGTCAAGTTTTGCACCTAGTCTTATTCTATCTCTAAATGTGCGTTCATCTTGAGTAGGGAATCCACTTTTTCCTATGTGTGCTTCTGTTGTAAGACGGGAAACCGCCTGTCCAATACCACGCTTTCGCTGACTGATTTTTTTTCGTTCCTGTGCAAGTCTAGCCTTACTTGTTCCTACATCACCCATATATTCATTGTGCAGATCGGCATCAGAGGTTTTTCTTGCAAGATCCGAAGAAGCCTTTCTTATATACGAACCAAGAGTCTTCTTGTTCAACTCGTCAATTTGCTCCATCTCTTCCTTTACCTCTGCACGGCTACCACGCTTTACAAGTTTGCCGCTACGACCGTAAGTACGGGACGACTCTTGTTCTTTTTGGGAACGCTTGAGAAGACGAGCAATTGCCTTGTCGTGCTTGTCTTCTGATTTAGAGGCACGATCAGCAACTTTGCCGTATTTGGTCATTCTAGTTCTGTACGCACTATCAGCAGCATCATCGTGTTTGGCTATTTTGCGATCCATTTCCCGTTCACGAGTAGGAGTCTGGTAGTCTTCTGCAACTTCAACCTCTTCCGCTACAGGCACGGCAGGAGTTAGTTTGGCACTCACGGTGTACAGCGAATCCGCGTTTAGTCCAACCTCAACATGCAGATTTAGTTCGGTGTAGCCGCCTGTGGGGTTAGCCTTGCCGTCAAAGCGAATCTGTCCTGTCTGTGCGTCGTAGCCGTCAACGCGACCAAACTGCACCACAGGAATATCAAACGAACCCACGCCACCGTCCCATGAACCGGGCTTCCACGGGAAGTCTAGTTGCACCACATTGAGACGCACCTTCATCTTGAGGAACGCTTCGTTGGGGTCAAGGTAAGTGCCCTTGCTGATGGTGGCAAGCATGGCATTAATACCAGCAAGAGCACCCGCAGACTGTAGGTGGTGCAAACCTGCATCGTCCTTGTGAGCAGAGCGGTTGCCGTAACCTGTTAGAACTTCGCTGTACTCGCTCTCGTTAAGAGTGCTACGGAACGACTTGAATGATTTGTTTTCGTGCATGTGTTTTGCCTTTGATATTTCAATTGCTGCGAGTTGCTTCTGTGCCTTTTCCTTGGACGGATGTGTTCCCAATACTTTAGTGCCTGCCTTGTTCGTTACTACAAACTTGTTGCCTTGCTTCTTAATCATTTGGGTTCAGTCCTTTTGGAGACGCTTTAGTGCGCGACCGATTCCCATCTCACGATTTTTGTACTTTTTGTCTAGTGGTGTCTTTTTGCTTGGTGGGGTAGACACGCCTCTTTTCTCTGCTTCTCTTGCTGCCTGATACTTTTTGCCCATGCTATGTCCCTTCAGAAACTCTTTTTCTGATTGGGAATCGTGTGCCTTTTGCACATACGAGGCAAGGGTCTTTTTGCTCAACTCGTCAATCTGCTCGGCTTCTTCCTTGACTTCGCGCTTCTTCTTGTTCTTGTTGTGGAGTTTCCATGCAGTGGCGTACATCACGCTCTTGCCACGCTTGCCGTACTGCTTGGTGAACGAAGCCTTGGCGTTCTTGGAACCAGTCATGTGCTCCATGTCTGGTGGAGATACCTCATCAAGTCTTTGGGTTTCTTCTTTCATGCTCTTTTCAGTCTTACGCCACTTGGCGTGTTCACGCTTGTTGACCTGATAATCACTGCCTTGTTTGTCAGACTTGTTTGCTAGTCCCTTGAGTTCAAGGTAGTTGACTCGTGAGCCACGAGCGTATGCCTTGTTGCGTTCAGGTGTAGGAGTGCTAGCACGATTCATGGTTTCGGAAGCCTTCTTGCGTTCACGATCAATCACTGCCTTACGAGCAGGAGTCAGGGCTTCTTCAAGATCATTTGCAAACTGGAAGAAAGTCTTGCCTTCGCTCACGCTCTTCCAACCGCCACCCTTGGAGTTGTACCACTTGACTGCCCATCCGTTGGCATACGCAGACGGGTACACATCAAACTTGCTTCTTGCCATGCTCTTGGCTTTTGACCACAGAGACGGATTGGTGGGCTTGTTGGCTTCAAGGATTTCTTGTGCGTCTTCGTGCAGATCAAACAGCGCAATAATGTCTGTGTCTCCACCGTCAAACGCCTCTTCAATCTTGCCTTCCTTGCCCATAGTGAACTTAAAAGCGTTGAACAGGGCAGGGCTACCTGTAATCTTCTTTACAAGGCTGTCTAGCATATTAATCATCATTTCACGGTACACCTTGCCCATGCTCATTTGCTTGAGATTGCTCTTGGACTTTAGTGCTTTGCGAGCAGCGGTGATTTGGGTCTTGTCAACCAGTCCACTACGCAGCAGGGTTGTGGTACGGTCTGTTTCAACGCTTTCACCAATCTTTTGTGTGGTGGCAGCAATGGTTTCGTCTGCTTCCTTTACGCCCTTGTCTTTGGTCAGGCTGGAGCGTAGTGCGGTGTACATGGCACGGTTGTTCACAATCTTGTCCACCACATCCACCATTAGTTCCTGCATGAGAGTGCGGTAAGCAGGACTCTTGCTGTACTTCTCTGGGTCTTGGAACATGGTCATGGCACGACGCACATTGTTTTGTGACACTAGACCAAGGCGCAACAGGGTTTGAAGTTTTGATTTGATAGCAGAGTCCATGAGTGGAATTCCTTGTAAATGTGTTTTCAGTATTTAGGCTGTGAAATATTCCTGTCAGGTCATGCGGACGGGACCGTAAACCGTTCGTCCGTTGTTTATTCGGTAAATAGCGGTTTTGCCGTTACGGAGTGTTACATAGATTTCTTCCCCGTAACGGATGGCTGAAACTGCGTCGTTGCCGAATATTTGATACGGCTGGCTGCACCGACCAATATAAAAATACACCTTGCCGCCCTTTACTGCTACCCATGTGTTTTCGGCATTGTTTTGCGGAGTGCGTGGGCACGACGAGTCCTCTTCCAAAGACTTGTGGCTGGTCATTACAGGCTTGTTGCCCTTGCCGCTCTTGGACGCTTTGGATTCTGCTCGTCGCTTTTGTGACACAGCAGCCTTGCGTTCCTTGGGTGACATCTCGCCCACAGTTTCAGGAGTGTTGCCCACCTTACGCATAGGTCGGCACTTGGGGTACGAACCGCCTTCGCTGGCACTCTTGCGACCACACGGGGGGTACTCTCCAGTTTTTGGATCACGCTTGCCACCAATGTTTACCCACTTCTGCTTGAACCAATCACCCAAGTCTTCGTCAATCTTGCACGGTGGGGTTGGGAACTGTGTGTTGTACTTGGAGAATCCACCTGTCTGACCGGGTGTGGGTGGGCGACGCTTGTTCTTGTCGCTTTCAATAATATTGGCAGCAGCGGTATGGTACAGTTCAGTAAAGTCAAACTCTTCTTTCATGCCCTTCCGCATTCCACGCTTGAGTTCATCAAACAGGCGAACAGTATCGTCACGACTCGCAGCAGACGGCATTCCTTGTGCAAACGATTTCTTGTTGTCTTGTTCGGCAGCGGCTCGCATCTTGCTGGCACTCATGCCCTGCACACCTGTTGCTTTAGGATCACGCTTGCCTGCCATGACGAAATCGTAACGCTTTAGTTTTAGTCGGCGTTTAGGATCAGAGTGCTTCATTAGTTTACGAATGTTTTTGTCATCGTAGTCTTCGCTGCGATCTTCGCCACCCACAAACACCACATGCTCGTACCCCATCTCTGCAAGCGTGTACAGCAGATCAAATGGGGTCTTTATCTTTTCAGAGTTTAAAAAATGTACTCCCGGGAATAGGCGTTTCAACCAAAAATATTTACGAGATGGCGACAACGGATTCTTTTTGGGATCGTGACTGCGACTAAACCCAATCGCGTGATCTGCTCCCATTTTGTGTGCCGTGTCTACCACCTTGTTGAAAAGGAGTTGGTGTCCCGAAGTTGGTGGCTGAAAACGACCGAAAGCAACTACAATAGTTTTGCTTCGTCGTGTATCCTTTATAGATTTAGCCACTTTAGATCACCTCCCGTAATGCACTTGCGGTGCACCAACTCTTTACTGTTTCCACGATTTGGAAATCGTGAAGTTAGCCTTTGAAAACTCAATGCGGTCAACTAGTTTTACCGCATCGTTACTCAAACGATCTATTGCAACAAACCCTTCGGGAACTGTTGCCACATACTTGTCACCCTTCTGCACAAATGTTCCAAACTCTGTGGACAGGGTTCCCAACTTGCCTAGCACATACTTCTTGATCTGTGCTACACGATTATGTAGTGTGAACAGCCGATTGATTTGGTTGCGGTTGTTACGCACATAATCTAGTGTTGGGGTTGGTGTTTTGGCAGGAACTTTGGTTTTTCGTTCTTTACGCTTGGCATCCACTTTAGCAGACAGGAATGCTAGCAGTTCATTGGTATCGCCTAGTTCGCGTCCGCTACGGATAATGCTGTTGAAATACATCTTGATCTCGGCTACAACTGCTGTGTTTTTGGCTAGCCCGTTCATTACTGCTCGCAACCCAATACCCTCACGAATAATATCGTCTATTTGGGTATTGATGTGTGCAATATCTTTGGTGGTAAACAAGCCGTCACCACGAGAGAATCGGTAGGTGGCGTTGTCGTACCATACGGTTTTGCTTTTGGCTAGTCCTTCAAGTGAAGGGTTGAACCGCACAACACGCAGATCAGCCATGCTGTCACCACCGTATTCGGTGTGGAACACAATACCAATCTTGGCTCCTCCGATTCGTTTGCCCAAGTGGGACTGCGGATCAACCGCGTACTTGATGGTGTTGGGCTGGAATGTAATGTACCGCTTGCCGTCAATGGTTTCAGTCTTGCGTGTCTCGCTGTCAAACAGCAGATCGCCTTGCAGAATGGTTTTGATGCGGAGTGTCTTGAAATACTTGAGTGCCAGTTTGAGTTTGGCATTCAGCCCGTCAGCAGGATGGTTGGCATTAATGTCTGCATCGGTGTAGTTAATCTTGGGTGTCTTGTTGAACACACTCTTTGTGCCCACAAAAAACTTGCCGTTCTCGGGGTTGATGCCCATGATGATCGCAGGCGCACCGTCCCACTTGACTGAAATATCGTATGGCACGGTTTCGTTGCCGTGTAGAGACTGTACCACGCCACGCAGAGAGTTCATTGCTTTTGAGAAGCCTGCAAAACCGCTGTTGAAGATTTCGTCTTCAAGATGCTCTAAATGCACATTCTTGCCCCCTGTGCTTTTCAGGGATTCGGCTAGAAAGGGAATAAAGGAATTCATGGGTTTCACCCCATTATTTAGACCGTAGAAACCTGTTCGGATTTCCATAGTGCAATAGCGTCCACGAGGGGTTCCACCCAATCGCGGGTGTGGGCTTCAAACACTTGGCACTCGCCTGTGCTGGCTACACCCATGATGATTGTAATATTGTCCACTCGCTGCCCTGTCAGGTCTTGCCACATGAGCGCGTATGCGGCTCCTTGAGTAAAATAATCACCAATTGCGTCTTCACTCTTGGGATTCTTGGAGGTCTTGAAGTCCACCACGGACAGGTTGCCGTTGTATTCTGCAATACAGTCGGTGCGTCCTGCCAATCCAATTTTCTTTGACCACAGGGGCACTTCAACCGCACGAATATTGTCAATACAGTCCAAATACGGCTGCATGGTGTGGAACATATCCAACTCTTCCGTGCCTGCGGCTTCTTTCAGAGTGGACTCAAACCTGTTTTGTAGATAGTCTTCAATAATGGCATGAACCCGTGTGCCACGAGCCAAAATACGGCGTGACTCATCAGGGTTATCCCGTCGCCACTTGGCAAAAAACGCACGCTTGCTCCATCCCGTAACTGTGGTTACAGACGGAAACACGCCATCGGGTGTGGTGTATCGGCGACTACCGTTTTCTTCGGTTGCATTAATGTCGCCTGTAATGTCAACGAACGCATGACGAAAAGTTTTCATGGTTTATTCGTCGTCTGCGGGAGCCTCGTCAACCGCTTCCACTTCAGGTTCAGCCTTGGGCTGTTGGGGAAGTGGAGTTTGGTTGCGTTCCATCCACCGCTTGGCAGCAGCGAATTCAGGCTTGTTCTGTTGCTGTTGCATCCATAGCAGCATATCTCTCATGTTTGGCATAGTTTAAATCTCCTAATAGTATCTAGGTGTGTAATTTATAAAATATACAACAAAGTATCTAGTTTGAATACTTGAGTGCGGCTTCGTAACCGTCTAACAAGTCTTGGGATATGCGTGCGTATTCCGCAGCACCACGAATAAACGATTCGGTCACTGCCTGTGTGAATGGATTGCTGCTGCCAAACAGGACGATTGCTGGTAGACACACTCCAACCACGACTTCACGCAGATACGCGGTTTTTGCGTCAAACGAGTACGAGCCACTTGCCTGCTTCGCTTCCAATTCGTGTAACACTTTTTCAAAAGCCGACGAGTACTGACCTGTGGCATCCAAGTTCTCCTTGCCGTGCTGAATGGTGTTACGGGTTGCGTCCACACACGCGGTCTGTATATTGTAGTCACACTCTTCTTTCATGGTGATGAATTCCAGTGGTTTTAACGCTTTCCTAAACTTGGACAGCACAGCGTATCTGTCAAATATTTGTAATTCTTCGTTCACAGAACGAACCAGTGCGTAATTGCTCATGGCTTCTGCAAGCGAATAGATTCGTGTAAACGCTTTACTGTCGTT